CGGGCAGCGCGGGCGGTTTGTGCGCAAAAAAAATGAAATGGAATGGAAAACGGAAAAGGTCCTTTTGAATGAGTGATGATTCCAAAAAAGATGATCCAAAAAATGTAATCGATATGCGCCGGAAGGTCGAGGCCCGGATACAAGAGGAAAAGAAGCAACTCAGCGATTCCGGTGGCGGGGATGGTGGAGAGAAGGGATCGAGGTTCGGGGATGCCGGCGACGGGGACGGTGGAAAAATCGATTCGAGGTTCATCCTCGATTGTCTGAACGCGAATGAGCTCGGTGACGGCAGCCTTTTCAAAACCCTGCACCAGGGCAAGTTCGTTTTCTGCAAATCAATGGATGCCTGGCTGGTGTGGAACGGCCACCACTGGGAAATCGATATCCTGGACCAGGCCCTGGCCGCCGTCGAGCGGGTTGTCGACACCTACCTGGATGAAGTCGACCGGATCAACGAGCAGCTTCGCGGGATGTACGGCAACCCTGACCAGAAAGACGTTATTTCGCGCTTGGAGGCAACAAGAACCAATCTTTTTAAGCGTGTAAGCAGGCTGCGGTCCAGCAAGGGCCGGAAGAACTGCCTGCATTTCGCCCATACCTGCGATGAGCCCATGGCGATCAGGGGGGATGAACTGGACCGCAACCCTTATCTGCTGGCCTGCAAAAACGGTGTTATTGACCTGAAAACAGGGCTCCGCCGTGACGGCCGGCCGGAAGATTACCTCCTGAAAGCCAGCCCGATCGAATGGACGGGCATCGATGAGGCCTGTCCTTCCTGGGAGAAATTTTTAACAGAGATTTTTTCCGAAAACGAGCAGCTGGTCAAATTCGTTGACCGGGTGCTTGGATACGCCCTGGTGGGGATCAGCCCGGAGCACATCATCGTCGTGCTGTCAGGACGCGGGAGAAACGGAAAAGGCACCATTGTCGATATCCTGTCTTTTATCCTCGGCCGTCTGGCCGGGCCGATCCGGGCGGAGATGCTGCTGGACCAGTCGAGATACGCGAGTTCGGCGGGACCCACGCCGGACATCATGGCTTTGCGGGGCCTCCGGATGGCGTTTGCCTCTGAAACGGACGAAAACGCCAAAATCAGCCCCTCGAGGGTGAAGTGGCTCACCGGGAATGACGAGCTCACCGGCAGAAACCCGCACGACAAGTACGAAACAACGTTCAGGCCCACACACACGCTTTTTCTTCTTACCAATCACAAACCTCACGCGCCGGCGGACGATTTCGCCTTCTGGGAGCGGGTCCGGCTCGTTCCTTTCGAGCTGTCTTACGTCGACCGGGATATCCGGAGTGAAAACGAGCGTGTAGCCGACAAGGATCTGCCGGAAAAGTTGAAACTGGAAGCCTCGGGGATCCTGGCCTGGCTGGTGAGGGGCTGCCTGCTCTGGCAGAAAGAAGGCCTGGACCCGCCGCCGGTGGTGAAGAAAGCCACGGAGGAATACCGCCGGGACGAGGACATCATGGCGGATTTTATGGATGAATGCTGTATTCTGGACGAAACGGTGGAGGTGGGCGCGTCGAATTTATACACCGTGTTCGAGGCCTGGTGGAAGATCAACGTTCACAAAAACCCGCCCAAGCAAAAATGGTTCGGTAAAATCGCCGGACGTCGTTTTGAGCGGGCAAAAGTCAGCGGCACTTACCGGTATTATGGAATCCGTCTCCTCGATCACATTCAGGAATATGTGGACACCTCGGAGCGTATCGATGAGCGGGAATTGACCGATTTATTGAAATTCGGGGTCCAATCGGGGGCATAATGGTCCTAAAAGCCGAAAAAACCCCGAATGGTCCTGTTTGCTTCAATATATTTATTTTATTGGAGATTTCAATGATTATCAGAAAAAATAAGGACGATCGTGCCGTTTTTCCACCTATCTTTAGAATATTACTTTTACTTATTTTATTATGATTTTTTCTAAGAAAAAAGGTCCTATAGTCCTTAAAAGTAAAAAAGAGCAATGATAACAGCCAAATATATAGAAGGACCATTGCAGGACGGACGTTTTTAAAGGTCCTGAAGGTCCTTTGGGGGGTGTTTATGAACGTACTCGAGTTGATCCGGTCCAGGGGTACCCGGGTCCGAAAAGTTGCCTCGACCAAGGGGGGTGAATACCATTCTCCGTGTCCCGGATGCGGTGGGAAAGACCGGTTTCATGTCTGGCCGGAGCAGAACGAAGGAAAGGGCTCCTGGTGGTGCCGGGGCTGCGGCAAGGGGGGGGATAATGTCCAGTTTCTGATGGATTTCGACAACAAGAGCTTCGCCGAGGCCTGCAGGGCCCTGGACAGGCCGATTCCGGGAAGGAAAGCGCACAGGGCCCCGCAACTGAAGGGCAACAACCGAAACAAATCCACCTGGCGGCCGCCGGTGTACGGTGATCCCGGCGCCCTCTGGCAGGAAAAAGCCCTGAAACTGGTCGGGTGGGCCCATGAAAAACTGATGAAAAATGAAGAGCAGCTGGCCTGGCTGGGGGCCCGGGGGATCACTCAAGAAACGGCGGCCGCTTTCAAGCTGGGCTGGAACCCGGAGGACCGCTGGCGGCCCAGGGAGTCCTGGGGGCTGCCCACGGAGATGAAAGAAGGCAGGAAAAAAAAGCTGTGGATCCCCGGGGGCCTGGTCATTCCCTATCTGGTCGAGGGACAGGCGCAGCGGATCCGAATCCGGCGCCCGGGCAGCCAGGAGCCGAGGTATTATGTGCTTCCAGGTTCCGGTATGGCGCCGATGATCATCGGTAAAGACCGAGAGGCCTTCGTGGTGGTGGAGTCGGAACTGGATGCCCTGATGCTTTCCGGGACCCTCGATGAGCCGGTCGGCATCCTGGCCCTGGGTTCATCTTCCGCCCGGCCGGACCAGTCGAGCTTCGAAGCCCTGCAGGCCTCGATCCACATCCTGAACGCCCTGGATTTCGACCAGGCCGGCGCCGATGCCTGGGCCTGGTGGAGCGCGCACTTTCCCCAGGCCGAACGGTGGCCGGTACCGGCCGGGAAAGACCCCGGAGAGGCCTTCGCGGCCGGCGTCGACCTGGGGCTGTGGGTGCTGTCGGGCCTGCCGCCCGTGTTCCACGTCGGACGTTCTTCCCTGGAAAGTCAACAAAAGGGGAAAGCGGAAAATATTCTTACGGCGCCGGCCCCGGAAGCCGCTGAAGCAAGCCAGGGGCCGCCGCGGGTGGATTCTCCCATCGATGAGCTGTTCGGGCTCCTGCGATCGAGCCCCGTAAAAATCAGGGTGACGCCGGAGCGGATGTCGATCCTTGAAAACGAGGCATGGGCCGGTAAAAACTGGAATAAAAGCAAGCGGATATCGGAGCTGGTGTATCTCGACGGCGAGGTGTTTGAATATCTGAACGCCCATCCGGACCAGACAATTACCAAGGATAACTTTTGGGGGGATTGACATGAACAAAGATGTAAAAAAGGAGGAGTGAGTGATGTATTTCTACTATTGGTATTGGAAAAAGAAACTGCCGGATCGACACGGGGCATCCTGCCGGGTGGTGGCCAGGGGGGCATTGAACAGTGTTTTGGTGGAATTTGAGGACGGGTACCGGGTTGTCACCAGCCGTTATGCGGTGCGGAGGGTGAAATTATGAAGGAATTATCCATCAGAATAGGGCCGTTCGGGCTGTTTTTCAGGTTCAAATCGTCGGGTGTTCGGCACTCGGCAAGGGTGATGGTGACCATGCGGGGGAAAAATGTCCGGGCCTGGCGGCGGAGGCTCATGAGGAAATATGGCAAAAAATCTTGACATACCGGCCAAAAAACAGTACCTTGGTTTCATTTAAACCATGGGTACGCTTCCGGCTCCGTGTCCCATACAGGCCATGGAAGGGGGTGTAAGTAACATTGAATCAGTACGGTTCAAGTGGCCCGGATACCGCGAGGTCCGGGGCGTTCCTATGGGCGTGAATACCACTTGGGCCGTTTCTTTTTTTTGGCCCCATATTTTAAATATTCAAACCATAGGAGGTGCAAGTATGTCTAGTTTAAAAGAAATACCTACGTTAGATCGATCCAGCCGGTCCTCGAAAACAATCAAATTCCCCAAGAAAAACAGACGAATGCAAGAAATCCCGGAAGTCGAACCGAAGGGGTTGGGGGAAGGAGATCCCGCATTTTTCGCGAAAATCTTCCTCGATCTGGCCATGCAGGAACTCAAGAGGGTCGTCGGGGAACGGGACGCGTTGGAACTGGCGCTGAAAACAATCAAGGGGGTGAAATCATGAATGAAATCGTCGAAATCGAAGGGAAAGAGGTAGAGCGGATCGAATATAAAAATCAACATGTTGTCACGTATAAAACAATAGACCATCTTCATGACCGGCCTGAAGGAACGGCGAAACGAACATTTTCTAAACATAGGGACCGGTTCGAAATGGGATATCATTATTTTGAGGTGCCATATGAAGAGTGGTCACAGATACCCGCGGTACGTTTTACGTACGCTGAAGAAACGGGTCAGAGAAATCCGATAAATTTGTTCACCGAGGCTGGATACCTTCTCCTGGTCAAACCCTTCCGAGATGATCGGGCCTGGCGGGTCCAGGACAGGTTGATCAAATATTATTTCGCGGCGAAAAAGATGATTCATGAGGAAAAGATCGCCTCGTTCACGCCCCTGGCCCGGGAGTTTTACAACGCCAAGCGGCTGGCCGTCCACATGGGGCTGCCGAAACAAGAGGCGGTGTGGCAGGCGAACGAGGCGGTCAAGAAGCTGTTCGGCCACGACTGCGCCCGGCTGATCGGGGCGGAGGCCTATGTCTTTCCCCCTTCCCCGAAGGCGCCGGCGGACCCGGTGGCGGAATTTATCGGGGATTGCTGCATCGCGGACGAACCGGCGCAAACCGGGGCGACGGTTCTGTACACCGTGTTTCAGGTCTGGTGGCGGGCCAGGGGGTACAAAAGGCCCCCCGCCCAGAAGTGGTTCGGCCGGGTCTTTTCCCAGCATTTCGACCGGGCCAAGGTCAGCGGCACCTACCGGTATTACGGGGTCCGCCTCCTGAACCACCTCCGGGGGTGCCTGGATGACTCGGGGCGGTTTGACAGGGCCGCGCTGGAAAGGCTGCTGAAAACAGACCTTTCTTCGGAACCGGCGGCGCCCATCTATGCGAATGAAGGAGGATTTGTATGAAATATCAAGATGCTAAAAATAAGTGCCATGTGAGAAGTGCCATTTTCAGGACATCTGCGCCTGATTTGATGTATTGGAAAAATCACACAGAAAGCTTAGATAGCCGAGTGCCAGAAGCCGACAAACTGGCCAGTGATTGGGAAGAATATGATCCAAGGGATGATGACGACGGATCGCTGTTTATGTTTAATGATTGATCATTGAATACCATGCAGGAAAAAACAGAAAAGTTGCAAAAAAGAATCAACGCCCGGGAGCGGGAGGACCTGGAGCTGCTCCTGGGCGTGCTCGAGAAGAAACGGGCCGAGTTCGAAGTTGACGGCTCCGAACCCGCCGGCCAGGCCTGGGAGGGCGCCCGGGACCGGGCGGAGAAGTTCGTGGACCGGCTGTATGAGAAGTATTTCGTGGAGGACCCGGCCTTCGACAGCCTGGCGGCGGTGCTGCGGAGCCTCAAGGAGCAGGGGTACAAGGTCCAGAAATCGAAGCTCTACCAGGACCGGAAGGCGGGCCTGATCAAGGTGCGGCCGGACCATTCCGTGGTCGAATCGGAGGTTTTGGCCTACATCCAGCGGGCGGGCCTGCAGAAAAAATGGGACCACTCCGGGGAGATGGACGAAACGTTCTCCGATAAAACCCGGAAGGAGGTGACCAGGCTGGAGCTGCAGATCGAGCGGGAACGGTTCGATCTGGACAAAAAAAGGGGCAAATACCTGCTGAAAACGGACGTGGAAACGGCCCTGGCCATCCGGGTCGGGGTGTTCGAGGCGGGCCTGAAGCACCTTTTTCAGACCCGCTTCCGGGAATGCATCCAGCTGGCGGGGGGAAACCCCAAAAAAACACAAATGGCCATCGAATATTGGAACAACGGCATCGACGAGCTGCTGGACGAGCTGGCCCGGATGGAAGAAATCGAGGTGGTGGCTTATGGCGGGGCTTGAAAGACCCATTCGCATAGACCCCAGATGGATCCCGGCGGACTTCCCGGACCCGGAAAATTTCAATTTCCGGTTCAAGTTCACCGGGGGGGAAAAAAAGATCATGCGCAAACCCCGGCCGATCCCGGCCTCCGATTGGGCGGAGCGGAACCGGGTGCTGACCATGTCGAGCGTCCCGGGCCGGTGGAAAAATTCCACCACGCCGTACCTCGCCGGGATCATGGACGCCGGCTTTTTCAAATCGGTGGACACGGTCATCATTTGTGCTGCGCCCCAGACCGGAAAATCGGAATGCGTCAACAACTGCATCGGCTACGCCGCGGACCGGCGGCCGGGATCCGTGCTCTATATCTACCCCGACGAGATCACCGCCCGGGAAAACTCGAGGGACCGGATCCTGCCCATGTTCACCTCGAGCCCCCGGCTCAAATCCTACATGACCGGCCTGGACGACGACGCCTCGTACCTCCGGATCAAGCTGCGGCACATGCAGATCTACATGGGGTGGGCGCGGTCGGCGGCCAGGCTTTCCAACAAGCCTTTGCCCTATGTCGTGTTCGATGAAACGGACAAGTATCCCGCTACCGCCGGGAAGAAAGAGGCGGACCCGATCTCCCTCGGTGAAAAGCGGACCCGGACCTTCCGGTCCCTGCGCAAGATCTGGAAACTGAGCACCCCCACCACGGAGGACGGCCCCATCTGGAGGGCGCTGACCACCGAGGCCCAGGTGGTGTTCGATTACCACGTCCGCTGTCCGGTGTGCGGGGGCGTCCAGCTGATGCGGTTTGAAAACATCAAATGGCCGGAGGACCAGCGGGACCCCCAGCGCGTGAAAGAAGGGGAGCTGGCCTGGTACGAATGCGAAAAGTGCCCGGCCCGCTGGACCGACGAAGACCGGGACGACGCGGTGCGCCGGGGGGAATGGCGGGCCCGGGACAAGGGGCTGGCGCTGATGACGTATCTTACCGCCCACCAGCCGAAGGCCATCGGTTTTCACATCCCTTCCTGGCTGTCTCATTTTGTGAGCCTGTCCGAGGTGGCCGCGCGTTTTCTGAAGGGGCTCAACAACAAGGAGGCGCTGAAGGATTTCTTGAACGCCGACAAGGCCGAGCCCTGGAAGTTCTACACCCGGGAGCGGGAAGAGGATCGCATCCTGGCCCTGGCCGACGACCGGCCCCGGGGAACGGTCCCGGGCCGGGGGGCCGTGGCCGCCCTGGTGGCCGGCGTGGACACCCAGGACGACGGGTTCTATTACGAGATCCGGGCCTTCGGGTGGGGCATGGAAAAAGAGAGCTGGTGCGTCCGGGAAGGGTTCGTGACCACGTTTGACGCCCTCCGGCAGGTGCTCTGGGAGGACGAATACCTGGACGGGGACGGAAACAGGTACCTGGTCCGGTTCGCGCTCCAGGACGCCATGGGGCACCGCACCGCCGAAGTGTACGACTTTGTCCGGGGGCACCGGGGGAGGATCCTCCCCACCAAGGGGGAGCAGCGGATGAACCAGCCCCACGCCTATTCCAATATCGAGTATTATCCCGGGACGAAAAAGCCGATCGTCGGCGGGGTCCAGCTGCTCCGGGTGAACACCCAGTATTACAAGAACGATCTTTCCAACATCCTGGAGATCGCCCCGGCGGACCCCGGGACGTGGCATTATCACGCGGATGTCACCCTGGACTGGGCCCTGCAGATGACGGCGGAGCACGTGAACGAAAAAGGCGTATGGGAATGCCCTTCCGGGAGGGCCAACCACGCCTGGGACTGCGCGGTCCTCTGCCTCGCCGCGGCCGACGTGATCGGGGTGAAGCACTGGAAGCGGCCGTCGGCCGAAGAAAAAACGGACAAGAGAATGCCCGAAAAAACCCGCCCCGGGGGCTGGATTGAAAAGAAAGCCGGCTGGCTGGGCTGAAAGGTTGATCAGTGAGCAAGGAAACCATGCGGAGTGACAAAATTTTAAAGGGGCAAAAAGAAATCGAGGCGTTTTTAGGAATGTCCTGGCCAACCATTCTGAAGTTGATCGAAAAATACAGGCTTCCTGTTTCATTGATCGAGGGCTGCTGGTACGCCCATGCCGGAAATTTGGAAAAGTATTTCGAAGACATGACGCGGATCGGATCCCCGGAAAAGGTACACGAAAATGGTGTGTAACACGTTTCAGGTGGTTAATTTCCTTAATTTCTCGACGGCCTTTTTTTGGGCTTCACTATCGAAGTTTTCGAGCATTAGGCCGTGGCTGGAGGTTTCCGTGACTTCCAATATGGCCCTTGCGAGTTCTTTTACGGCAGTTTCGGTCTCTTTCATGCCCTGGAGGGTTAATTCTCCCTTGCTTAGAGAGAAAGACTGAAGCCTGTGTAGACGAGGAAGCAATATGCTGAATATCATAAAGAAAATTAGAACAATCATAAAAGACGGTTCAGAAAGATTTGAATATTCCTTTAACCACAGGGCAACCTTGAACCCTATACCCAGGGCGATAATAACGATTATGGGAATAGCTGTGGTTTTTATTATGTTCGCGATTTTATTCGTAGAATTATCTATCATATTTCCCCTCATGGTTTTGAAAAATATTGTCACGGGTAAAAAGGTATTTATTGATAAACCTTAAGATACATATTCCATTATTCACATCTAAAACACATCTAAAAAAAACCTGTCAACCCTAAAAATGGTATCGTTTAGTCGAAAAATGGTATCGTTTAGTCGAAAAATCGTATAAAAATCGATTTTGCCGAAAAACCCCATGGTATGGTAGGCGGAAAAAACGGAACCACTATCCATGGAGGTTTTTACATGGCAAAATGTCAAGGCCTTACGAAAAGCGGTACCCCCTGCAGCAGAAACGCCGTTCAAGACGGGTTCTGCGGCCAGCACCTGCCTGAACAAACACCCGAAGAAACAAACCTGCATCCCGGACTCAACGACAGGATGATGAGCCATCAACGAAACCCGGTATGCCCGAGGTGCGGCGCGCACCCCACGGTCTGCACCCTGCGGCGGGGAGCCTATTCCGCCCACCGGTGCCGGGTTTGCGGCAGCCGCTGGGATAACGGGGGGGCCGGCTGATGGCGACTTTTTCCACCTGGGCGGCCTTACGGACCGCCATCAAGGACGCCATCGCGGACCGGGTGGCGGGGGAGCCCTGCGTGGGGGAATTCCGCAAGGGGAACCGATCGCTCCGGTACAATTCCTTCGAAGACCTGGTCGGGCTGTACGAAAAAACCTATCAACTGGAGGCCCTGGAATCGTCAGGCGACCTTTCTCACGCGGTCTCCTACGGAAGACCCCGGAGGTTTTCATAAATGGGACGGCTCAACAACCTGATAGCGAAAATCGCCCCGGAATACGCCATGAAGCGGGAAATCGCCCAGCAGAGGCTGAAGCGGCTGCAAACGGCGTATAAAAACGAGCGCAGTTTCGACGCGGTGGCCGGAGGAAGGCTGCGCTACAATTTTCTGACCGATTCCCGGAGCCCCGATTCATCCATCGCGAACGACATCAAGTCCCTGCGGAACCACGTGCGGCAGATGGAGTACAACTCCGGTTTCGTTTCCGGGCCGATCCAGCGGATCGTCAAAAACGTGGTGGGCCAGGGCATCCGGTACCAGGGGAGGGTGATGGCCGACGACAACGATTTCGAATTTCCCAGGATCACCCAGGCGGAGGCCGACGCCTTCAACTACTCGGCCGAAAAGCATTTCAAACAATGGGCCAAACGGGCCGACAAGCGTTTGATGGTGAGTTTCTGGGAGATCCAGTCCCTGGCCGAGGCGGCCCTGATCCGCGACGGCGAATGCCTGGTGATCGGCCGGACGAGCGGCCGCCGCGACCGGCTGATCCCCTATTGCCTGGAAGTGCTCGAGGCGGACCGACTGCAAACCCCGCCCGAAGAAATCCAGAACCCCAGGATCCGGAACGGGATCCGGTTCGACGACGAAGGGGCCCCGGTGTCTTACTTCCTGCTGAAAGCCCACCCGGGAGAAAGCCTCTCCATCCTGCACAACGCGAGCGACTTCGAAGAGGTCCCGGCCTTCAACGCCAACGGGACCCGGAAGGTGATGCACCTTTTCAACCCCCTGAGGCCCGAGCAGACGCGGGGTTTCAGCCAGTACGCGGCCGGTCTGAAAGACCTGCAGGACCTGGAGCGGTACATGGAGGCTGAAAAAATAAAGACCCTGGAGGCCGCCTGCATCACCGGGATGGTGACCACGGAAAACCCGGTGGGATACGTGGGGAATTACACCCAGGATTCAGGATCCGACGATTACGAAAGGATCCACGAGTTCGCCCCCGGGAAGTGGCACTATTTCAAACCGGGTGAAAAAGCGGAGATTTTCAACCCCAACAAGCCCAACGAGGCCTTCGGGGACTACATCGACCAGCTCGTGCGGGGCCCGGCCAACGCCCTGGACATCCCCCCGGAAGTCTTTTCACAGAACTGGCGGGGGATGAACTATTCCAACGCCAGGACGGTGCTTTTGCAGTTCTACGCGGCCTGCGCCGAGCGCCAGTTTTTCCTCATCAACCATTTGTGCACGCCCGTCTGGGAAAACGTGGCCCGGTGGCTGATCGTCAAGGGCAAGGTCCCGGCCACCGGTTTCGACCGCAGGCCGGAGGATTACCTGAGGTCGGCCTGGATCCCTTCGGTTTACCGCAAATGGGTGGATCCGCTGAAAGAGGCCAAGGGCAAGGAAACCAACGTGAACAACCATTTCGAGACCCTTTCCGACATCCACGCGGAGCAGGGGAAGGACTTCGACGAAGTCATGGAAACGCGGGCCCGTGAGCTGCGCAAAATCAAGGAGCTCGAGGAAAAATACGACATCAGCCTGGGCGCGGGAGGGGCAGGATCCGACGAACCCGTCGAGGACGACGAGGAAGAGGCCGGCGGCCTTCCCCCCAGGGTCTATTCCATCAAAGGGGGAAACAGGAAATGAAGCGAAGCAAAGACGACTTTTTTTACAGATCATTCGCCCTGGACCGGGCGAAGGTGGACGAGAAAACCAGGTCCGTGCCCGTGTCTTTTTCGTCCGAGACGCCGGTGAAGCGTTATTTCGGCGACGAGTACCTGCTGCACGGGAAAAACAACGTGGACCTCACCCGCCTCAAAAGCATGGGGGCGGTGCTGATGAACCACGACGCCGGGAGCATCGTGGGGCCCATCCGGAACCCGAAAATCGAAGACCGGCGGGGAACGGCCACGGTGGTTTTCGACGACGACGACGACGGGAACAAGGCCATGAAAAAAGTCCAGTCCGGGAGCCTGAAAGGGGTTTCCGTGGCCTACCGGATCCAGAAGTTCCGGGAGCTGGCGCGGGGGGAAGAATGGGAAGACGACGAGGGCCGGAAGTTCAGGGGCCCCGCTTTCATCGCCACGCGCTGGACGCCGTTTGAAATCAGTTTGACGCCTATACCGGCGGACGCGTCCGTCGGGGTGGGGCGTTCCGAAAATTTAGAAGGGATCGAGATCGAGCGGTCCGAAACACTCAACAAAGGGGGGCAGGAAATGACCGAGGAAGAAATCAGAAAAATGCTAGAAGGGTTCCGGGGCGGCATCATCCAGGATGTGCTCGGGGCCATCCAGGAGGGCCAGCGGCCGAAAATGACGGTGACCGTGGACCAGTCAAAGGACCTGCTGGGCCGAGCCGGCGCGGTTTCGGTGGAATGCAAGTCCAAGGTGGCCGACCAGATCATGGACGGGAAAACGGAGCCCGAAATTCTCCGGTTCATCGGCGACGAAATGCACCAGGCCGACGGCGGAGCGAAACCGGGCGACGCAAGCGACAAGGGAGACGGCGGGAACCCGGACGACGGGAACCGCGGGAACGGTTTTCAGGTGAAATACAGAAATGCGGCCGAGATGCCGGACGATGATTTTGCCCGGATGATCAGTTCGCCGGCGATGCTGCCCGCGTTCAATTAGCGGAGAATCCCCGCGGGGAACGCTTTAAACATCAATCAACGATGATACAATCATCATTTTAAAAAAGGGGGAGCAGGAAAATGGCAACAAACAAATATCCTTTTGTGAAGAACCTCGGGGGGGCGGAAAAACCGCTGCAGTTCCCCGGGCTGGTTCAGGCCGGATCGACCCAGGCGATCAAAATGGGCGAGCTGTGCGTCTACAACGAAACGGCTTCCAACTGGGTGCCGGCGGACGCGGCCGGCGACCATGTTTATTCTCTGGCCATCGCCGCCGAGGAGCAGAAAGCGGCGGATTCGGCGCGCTACATGAACTTTTTCGCCCTGCGCCCGGACGACGTCTGGGAGTTCGCGCTTTCGGCCGCGGCGTCCGCCGCGCTGGGCCAGGCGGTGGAGGTCAGCACCTCCCAGGCGCTGACCCTGGACGTTGACGGAAACGGCGTGGGCGTGGTGGTCGGTTTCGACAATTATCCCCAGACGGGGACCACGATTCGCTCCATTTCCAATGTCCAGGTCTCGTTCCTTCCGGAGTTTTCCTACTGGATGAAAAACGTGCTCCAGAAAAACACGAAGAAGGTCATCGCCGCCACGGCGGCGTACACCCTCACCCTGGAAGACTGCGGGGCGATCGTGACGAACAAGGGCGCCTCCGGGTCGGTGACGATTACGGCGCCGAGCGGCGTGGTGCCCATCGGGTATTCCTTCAAGCTGGCGGTCATGGCGGACCAGGCCTTCGTTTTCGATCCGAAACCGGACACGGCCTCGGTGTACATCAAGGGCGCCGCCCAGGCGGCGGGAAAATACGTGTCCATGACCGACATCGGCGATTTTGCCGAGTTTGTCTGGGACGGCACCGACTGGCTGGCGATCAACTCGATCTCCGGTGCGGACGGCGACATCACCGTCGAGGGCTAATCGAGCCAATTAAAGCAACGGTATGATTTTTATCATTCCATCAATCAAAAAAGGGGGAGTCGGAAAAATGGAAAAAAAGAGATTTCACACCGGGATCAGCCTGAAAGCGGGGATGGACATTTATTCCCTCCGCGCCCTGGCACAGAACGATCCCACGGGGTTCATCGGAAAGGCGGAACGGCTGATCGAGGAAGGCGCGATCACACTGGGCCGCATCTCGAACTGGCCGGGACTGTACGCCGCCCTGGCGGACGTGTCGGTGCCGATCAATATCGAAGTGGGGGGCGCGCAGCGGGCGGTCACGGCCTCGGCGTTTCCGGTGCTGGCCGGGAACACCATCGTGGCCGCGATCAATGCCGCCTACGAGTCCGTTGACACCATCGGGCAGCACCTGGTGGAGGAAATAGAGGACAACAAGAAGGTGACCACGGTGGCCGCGATCCATTCCCTGGACAAGAACGTGGACGAGGTCAAGGAGACGGAAGATTTTCCCGAGATCGGCTCCACGGAGGAAAGCGTGGAGATCCGCCACCGGAAAAACGGCCGGATCCTCAAGATTTCCGCCGAGATGATCCAGGAAAACGAGGCCCCGAACATTACGGCCCGCGTCAACGCCCTGGGCGAGATCGCTTCCGACTACGTCGAGGAGCTGACCCTGAAAAGGGTCACCGACTACAACGGGTCCGCGGCCTCCGGGGCGGAGCCCTACGCCTATCGGCCGGACGGCACCGGGACGGCCCTGTATTCGGCCACCGCGAACACCCCGGGAACCCGGGCGCCCTCGGGCAACTGTGTCGAGAGCAACGCCTTTGTCGATGAATCGGACCTGGACGCGGCCCGCACACGGCTCGCCACCATGAAAAACAACCGGGGAACAAGGATCACGGTCCCGAGATCGGAGATCGGCATCCTCTGCCCGGACGCGATCCTTTCCAACGTGCTGAAGACCCTCTCGTCCGAGTACGTCCCGGGCGTGGAGAACGAGCTTTCCATGTGGGGACCCAGGGGGAAATTCAACATCCCGGTCGAGCGGGTTTTCTCAAGCCCGAAGCTCGACGATCTTTCGGCCTCGGCCTGGTATTACGGGGCGTTCCGCCGACAGTTCAAGCGCAAGTGGAAGCTCAGGTTCGAGTACGTGACCCTGGGCCAGGACACCCAGGCTTACCTGCAGAGTCAGATCGCCTTCCAGGCGCGGGTGGCGTGGGACTGCGAGGTGGGGGCGACGGATTACGTCAACGTGATCCAGAACCTTTCCGGGAGCACCTTTCCCATCGATGAATAATCGGCCGGGATGAACCGGGGATAATCCATTCATCATTCCGACGGAGGAGATAAATCGGTGGCGGAAACAGGTCATTTCTGTGTTCATGAACGGGACTTCGGTGTGTTGGAGGAGCATGTCAACACCTCCGTCAGGGACATGAAGGAAATCAAGGAAACGACGAAAAAGATTTTTAAAATACTGGACGGCAACGGAAACTGCGGCCTCGTGGCCCGGGTCGCCGTCCACGACGTAAAATTCAGGGACCTGCCGTCGCCCCGGCAAATGATGTTTTACTCGACCGTGGGCGGTGGTGTGGTGATGTTCGTCGGTCTGATCGGTTTCGCCATCATCAAAGCCATAACAGGAGGATAACGCATCATGAAAAAATTTCGTCAGTGCATGAAATCTTTCGGCCTGATCGCCATACTCGTTTCGATGGCGGCGATCGGCCTGGTCTGGGCCGGCGCGGTTTCGGAAAGGCCCTACGGTGTTTCCACGCCCTACTGGTACGGATACACGAGCGGCGCGAAAACGGGTTATTACATCGGGTTTCCCACCCTGACCGCGAACGTGGCGCCTTTCGTTTCCACCTTGACGACCAACGCGCCGGACGCCGCCAATTCTATATGGGGAATATCGAACAAGCTCCAATTCGAAGGCGCCACCGCCGACGCGTATGAAACGAGCGTCACGCCCGCGGACCCCACGGCGGACCGGACCATCACCCTGCCCGACTACACGGGGGGGATTCCACTGGTCATTGCCCAGGGCAGCACCCAGACGAGCGTGGCGAATGACACGGCCGACGTGACCGGATCGAGCCTGTCCCTCGCGGACGGGTGGTTCACCGCGGGGAAAACCCTGAAAATCACCATCTACGGGACCTGCACCGGCGCGAACGCGATCAAGAACGTGATCCTGTATATCGACGACGCGGCGATCGTCACCCTCGCCACGGCTTCGGCCGATGTGGGGGACTGGAAAGCGGAGTTCATATTGCACGAGCACACCGACACCGCGAACCAGGACGCCATGGGTGTTTTGACCATGGACCAGGAAGCCGTGTACGTGGATTACGCCACGGACACGACCGATTTCAACGACGGCGGCGCGACGACGGTCAAATGCCAGATCGTTTCCGGGAACGCCTCGGACACGATCACGGCGGAATACGTCCTCATCGAGCACTGGAACAAATAGTTTGCCATGGCCGTCAACGACCAGGATTATAGCTTTTTCGGGGTTTCGGCCGTCTACACGCCCGACGGGGGGAGCCCGGCGAGCGTGACGGCGGTGGTCTCCGAGGAACCGGAACTCGACGCGGACGGACGGGTGGTCAGGCACAAGACCCTGATTTCCGTCCGGCAGTCCGAGGTCTCGGCCCGGCCCGGGTACCGGGACACCTTTGTTTTGAATGACGGCGCGGGGACCTCCCAGACCTGGACCATCGTCGATGACGGGGTCCGGGAAGCGAGGGAAGTTTCCGATCTGGGGGGTGAATGGGAGTGCGAATGCTCCCGTCAGGAGCGACCGATCCTATGATAGAAGCCCGTTTTCTGTTCAACAACCCGAGGCAGTTCCGCGCCGGGATCGAAAAAGGGGTTACCGGGATGCGGAAGGCCACGGACACGGCCCTGAAGGTGGAGGGTTTCCGTCTGAAGAAACTCCTCGAAAAGGAGCTGAAGGCCGGGGCCCCGGGGGGGAGGGCTTTCGACCCCCTCACCGAGATGGCCCGGCGCACCATGGGAAAATACGACAAAAGCGTAAGACCGGCGCGCAAAGCCCTGACACGGTCCAGGGGCGCCGAATCCATGCACAGGGCGATCCGGTACAACGCGTATTCATTGTATCGAAAGTTCGTTTTCGCGTTCGGGTTCATCGATCCAGCGAAGGGGGAAAAGCTGTCCAAATCCTGGAAACGGCTCGCCAGGCTGCACCAGGAAGGCTTTGTCAGAACGGTCACGGAGGCACAGCGGAGATATTACGCCCGCCGCGGCAGCAAGCTGGTCGGAAAAACGGGCCGGAGGCTGAAGGCGGCCAAGTTCTTTTTTCTAAAAAAAGGGACCACCACCTTCAGGACGCCGGCCAGGCCCATCATCGATCCCTTCTGGGCCGCCCACCGGGGCGAGGCGGAGCGGAACGTCAAGTCCAATTTCGAAAAGAAACTGCGGGGGGAACGGATATGAACATGAACACGCTCCTTGCCAGCCTCCGGAACGCCGTTCACGACGACTCGGACCTCCAGTCCTGGTGCGCGTCGAATTATTCCAGGAACCACAAGGTGTATGTGGGCGTCGACACGCGCCGACCTCCGGCCGAAGACCAGTATCCGCTGGTCTATCTCTACCCGGTGGCCAAGCGCGGCGGCTACGGCCTGGGGACCCAGGATCATGTCATCGGCGCCGCCTGCGGGCTGGCCGATGAAGACACGCGGGCGGTGTCCGGGAAGACCAACCTCGTCGAGCTGGCCGGGGTCCAGCACCTGAGGACTTTCCGGAAGTATGTCGACGCGGCCATCCTGGGCGCGGAGCTGGGGGATCTTACGGCGGGTTCGGTGGAGATCGCGTTCGAGACCCTCGATTTCTTTCCGTTCTTCCTGGCCACGATGGAGTTCACGTTCACGAACGAATACGCCCAGGGGGACGATCCGTTCGAGTAATAAAAACACAATAGCACACACAGGAAAAGGGGGATTTAACCATGGCCTACAACACCACGCCCTTTCACGGCAAAACCGCCAGGATCGAGAAAAACACGGTCCTGATCGGGTATTCGGACGGCTGGGAAATCGAGGCGGAAGTCGATTTTGACGACATCACCAGCCAGGGGGACAGCTGGGAGGACCAGATCGCCGGGATCGCCCGCTGGCGGGGGTCCATGAGCTTCAAGTTCGTCGCGGGCAACACGGAGCAGAAGGCCCTCATGGACAACGTGATCACCGCCACACCGGGCACCAAACTGACCGACGTCCAGTTCAACCTGGATTCGACAACGAACGCGTTCACCGGGGACATTCATCTTTTGGGCGCGAGTATCGCGGCGAACAAGGGCGGGAAGGTCACCTATAACGTTCCGTTCAAGGGGTCCGGGGCGCTCACGCTGACCGCCTCGGCATAAAAAGGGGGGATTGAGGCATGCCATCACCAACCACGCCTACCCACGGGCTCCACGGGGCCATCTACCGCCTGCGGCCGAACAATTTCAAGGGGAACGGGCTGAACGATCTCACCTGGGGGACCGGTTATTCCGGCGGGGGGTCTTCCGCGTATTTCGAAGTGGAAATCGACGGCGAGGGAAGTCCGGACACCTTCCAGTGGCGAAAGGACGGCGGGGCCTGGACCACCGATGTCAGTATCACCGGGGCCGCCCAGACCCTGTCCGACTCACAGACGGTCACCTTCGGCGCGACGACGGGGCACAGCTCCGGCGACAGCTGGGCCATCGGGAACCTGGACACGGAGGCCTGCACCGAGTCGAGCGATGAGGCCCAGATCACCGACACGTCGAAAAGGATCATCAACCCGAACGCTCCGCCCACCTGGACGGATTCCGGCGGGGAAACCCTGCTGCGGACCGATTTCAGCCAGGCCAAGGGGTATTTCAGCGGCAACGTGGCCGCGGTCACCGTGTCCGGGAACAACGGCTATGTTGTGGAATCCGGGCTCGAGAAGGTCGGATACCTGTTGGACTGGAGTTTCGAGGCGGAAGTGGATTTTTCGGACATCACGGCCATGGGGGACAGATGGGAAGACCAGCTCGCCGGGATCGCCAGGGCCCGGGGTTCGGCCAACGCTTTTTTCATCGGCTGCGATTCCTTTTTCGAGGATCTGAAGGCCCACGCGGACGGGTCCCAGGATTATTTCTTCCTCCAGCTGTTCAACTACGACCCGGACCAGGACCAGACCGGGGACCATTTCAATTGCTGGGTGAATTTCACGAACCTCAACATCAACGCGCCCATCGGCGAAGTCGTCAGGGAACCGATCAGTTTTAAAGTGTCGGGGATCCCCTCCTTCAATGCGGACGCGTAACAATAAAAAGAGAGGACATCAACAGCCATGGATCTGAACGAGCTTATCAAGAAACCGGGGCAGGACCTGTTGGTATGGGTCGAGTTCAAGGGCCTCGAAATAGAGTTGATCTATGCCGACCGGGTGACAATTGACGGGTTGGTCAACCGGAGCAAAATCACGATCTACCGGAAGCACCAGCCGTTGGAACAACTGAACGAATCACTTGTTTTGAAAAACATCTCCCGCCTGATCAACGACTGGCGGATCACCCTGGGTCAACTGGCGGAGCTGATCCACATGGACATCGGGGACCAGGACCCGGAAACCAAGGTTCCCTGCACCGAGGCGAACAAGGTCGCGCTGTTGACCAATTTATACGATTTTGACACCTTCGTGTTCGATACGGTGACGGAGCTGCAGAATTTCAGGGCCGGAAAGATGGAGGAAGAAATAAAAAACTCCGGGACTTCGCGGGGGGTAGACTCGGCCTGACAGCCGATCCCTGCGAAGTCTGCAAAAGAGGCCAAAAGGAGTTCGGTACAATACCGAAGTGTGAAGGGTGCGAAACGCCGCCTTTGATGCCCGAGAACGAATGGATCGTCGAAGCCGTCGTTTCGGTGTTGCCGATTTTGTTTGACGGTCTTGGCGGCGTCAATGTTCGGGCGCTTGAAATGGCCGTAGACAGCGCGGAAACAGGGACCGGCTGGCGGAGGCGTGAAGCGATTCAAAAGGCGGTCGCGTTGATCGAGTCGATCCGGGAGATATCGGAAAGGGAGGAAGAAAATGCCCGCACAAATGCGGATCAATCTTGAGGTTGACGACAAGGGGTCGATAGTCGTCAAACAGTTCAGTTCCACGGCGGTGAGTTCCATCGATCGTCTGAAGACACGCCTGTCGTCCATGGGTTCGTTTACAAGCACCCTCAAGTCCCGCTTCCAATCCCTGGGCAGGGGGATCGGCAGCGTTTTCGGCGGGGTAATCAAGCAGCTTACGAGCCTGAAAGGCCTTATGGCCGGCGCCCTCGCCGGATACGGGCTGAAAAACCTGTCCCAGTCCTTCATCGATGCGGCCAGCACGGCGGAAGGATACCAGGTGCGATTGAACACCCTCCTTGGGTCTGTGAATGCGGGAAACCAGCTTTTTGAAGACATGGCGAAATTTGCCGGAAGTGTGCCTTTTGAATACAGGGAAATCATGGGCGCCGCGACACAGCTTGCCGGTGTTATGCGGGGCGGGGTCGAAGAGATCAACAAATGGATGCCGATGATTGCGGACCTGGCCGCGGTGTCCGGCATGGGCATACAGGAAACCACCGGGCAGGTGATCAGGATGTATTCGGCGGGGGCCGCAAGCGCTGACATGTTTCGCGAACGAGGTATCCTGGCCATGATGGGTTTCAAAGCCGGTGTAAGCTACACGGCGGAAGAAACCCGCAAGATGATGTTCGAGGCATGGGATGCCAGCGGGAGCAAATTCAAAGGGGTGACCGAAGACTTGGCTAAAACATGGAAAGGTTTAACCTCCATGCTCGCAGACAAGTGGGAGATATTTCGCAAGGCGGTAATGGATGCCGGGCTTATGGATTTTTTAAAAGACCGGTTGCAATTGATATTGAACATGATCGACAAGTTCAAAGACACGGGCGGGTTTGATTCCCTGGCGCGATCCATAAGCGACTACCTGGTTGATGCGCTCACCGTCGTTAATAACAAGTTTTGGGACCTGGTCGACACCTGGGCGGAAGTAAAAGCAGTCTTGGAAAAAGGAGGCAATGTCTTTGATCTGGTCGGGGGCTTTATCAAAAAAATTACTGACGGGATTTCACCGCTGACGAGCAAAATAAGCGGTCTGGGTTCAACAATAAAAAAATTAATGAACGACATCGGGCCGTTGATAAAATTTTTAAAATGGTTGGCTACAGGCGCCGGACAGCTTGCAGCTAAAACGGCACAAGTGGCGGGGGGGCTATACGGGCGGTGGGAGTCGGGCCAAGCACTGTTTGATTTTACGCGGGACCAAGCGCCCTTGACCGGCGAGCGTACCGATGCTTTCGCCACCGAACCGAAGAAATCCTATGCCACCGGTACCGGGCTGCGCGGCCTGCCGCGGACCGGCCTGTTCATGGGCCACAAGGGAGAGATAGTGAAGTCGCCGGGGGAAAGCAGGGCTGAACGCCGGGGGAAATCCGGCAATGTTTACAACGTGACAATCGCGCCGCAAATAATGACCGGCGACCGTGCCAGCATCGCCCGCGCTTGGAACGAATTTGAAAACTATAAAAGATCAGTGGGGAAATAAATGGCGTCGATAACAATATTTGCACGAAATATACTCGAAACCGGAACCGTGACGGTTACAGGAACGCCGGATACGGGGTACGCCAAAGAACGACTTTATGATCGGTCAATATCGCTGTTTTGGAAAGACACCGGCGCGACTACTTATGTGATTCACGTTGACCAGGGCGCGGCAAATATACACGACGTCGATTTTTTGGCGATCGAAAAACACAATTTCGATGCAAAAAACTTATATTGGCAATTCTCTGACAATGACTCCGTGTGGACGAATTCAGAAGCGATTATGCCACAGAGCGGAAACGATCAGATTATAGTCGAAGAGTCAAGCCCCGCAACACATCGATACTGGCGTTTTTGGCTATCAACGACAGATCCGATGTGTTCTGAAATCTACATGTCAGAGGGCGCTACGTTTAACGTACGGTCAGACCCGGCGCCGGAAGCAAGTTTTCTTGCAAACGTGCAATGGAATCGATCCGTCGGGGGTCTTGAACGATCAACAAAATTCGGCGCGAAAAGACGCGTTAGAAACTATGAAATGTTTTTAAGCGCGGCGGATTTGGCGACATGGCGCGCAGCCGTCGATTTATTGGAAGATTACAGCTTGCCGTTTTACATAAAAGACCATGACGGCAATTATTATATGTGCCGTTTTCAGGAGCCGCCGACGGAAATATTCGATAATCCGACACACACACATGTTGAATTTTCGGTCATTGAAGAATTATAATGAAATCATTATCCGCATACAATACGACCGCCTCCGACAATCCCCATGTGAACGTTGTCAGGCTTTGCAAAATCGAGTTTTCCGGCTTGACCCTTTACTTGTGCGACCGGGTTTTCGGAACCGACGATCTTTGCACGTTTGATTCCCAGGTATGGGAACCAATTGTGTTGGATTGGTCAACGGTTGAAACCGGCAAGATTGACCCGATAACATACGCGACCACGCCGGGAAGTGCGGAAATCACGATTGACAACAACACGCCGATCGGTGGCGCTGCCCGGTTTGCGACATTGTTTGCAACGTATGATCCGCATTATACAACGATTACCATATCCGACCTCTTCATCGGCGCATCCGCCGAGATCGACATTTTCAAGGGGCAGATCGAAAACATACGCGGAATAGCGGCGGATCAATTGACGCTGGTATGTTCGTCGTTTGAGCTGGACCTCGCAAACAAGTTTCCGATAACAATATGCAATTCTGACGATTACAGTGGGGCGGATCCGGACGACTTGGGCAAAATGATACCCAAGGTATGGGGTCAGGCAAAGAAGGTGCCGGCAATCGCCATTGACGCCGGGGGCAAGACAACCATTGCCGAGGACATGACGGATTCGTCGCCGGGGAACAGCGGAACCCTGGATATAAGCGACGGATCAGCATTTCCGACGGGTGCATTCATACTGCAGGTTGATGCGGAACAAATATCGATCGCGAGCCGGTCGGGAAATACCTTGACACTTGCCGCTGCCGGCGCCAGGGGATACGGTTCGACAGACGCGGCAGATCATGACGCGGGGGCGCATTGCGCGGAAATACAGACGCAATATTATTATTGCGTGGCCGATCACCCGGTCAAGGCCATTGACGCGGTTTATGTCGACAATGTCCTGGTGGATTCAGGCGACTATACCGCGTACACCGGGCAAACGGGTGATAATGATCCGTCCGGGCTCTACGACGGCATGGCGATAATTAATTTTGACGCGTTGCCGCTGTTTGAAAAACAGGTAAATGTTACTGTCACTAATGGCGATCTTGATGTTGATACCGGGGATCATACCCACACTTCAGGGTACTTCTACGCTGTATATTATGCTGAAACCTATGTTTCTCATACCGGCGACCCGGCGGGCGACATGGAAGACGTTTGCGGAAACAATGTAACCGCAGGGGCCAGCGTGTGTTTCAACGAAGCCGACGAAACTGCAAGATATGAGTTTATGACTACGAAGCAGGAGCAAGGCGCTCTGTACCAAATACGCCTTGGTTGTTTTTACAAAGTGCCGGATACTTATGACACGCCATTGAGCCTTTACTTTAAAACAAGCGGCGGAACTACATTAGCCACAGGAACAACCGGTTCAACGACAGGAACAATAACCGGAAAAGTCGGTTCATGGTCTAGCCTTAGCGGGTATTCTTGGTCAGATATCAGTAACGGATATTTTTATATTGATTGCAATGACGACAATAACGAAAACCGGGTGTGCATTTATAATATATGGATAGAGGTTTCATATAGTGCGGATTCAAGCGCCGCGACCGGGGTTGCATTGACCGGAAGCGTAGGCGGGGGCGGCAATTCCACGGCTGAAACCGTGATCGGGTCAAGCGTATCCGCTGACGTGGACGGATACCAGGACACGGCGGGCGGAACCTATACCGGAAGTGCGAACGCATTGATCGAACGACCGGACCATATATTGCATCATATGCTTGTGGCCATAGCCGGGCTTGCCGCCGGCAACCTGGACCTTGCCGGAAGCTACACCGACAGCGGCACGGAATACGCGTCGGGATCCTACGCCCTGGCCGTGGTCGTGCTGCAAAGGCCGAATTTTCGAGAGCTGATCAACCGCATCGCGTTTCAGGCAAAATCGATCGAATTCTGGGAGGCCGGCGTTCACCATCTGATGTTTGTCGAGGCCGCACCGTCCACAGACAAAACCGTTGAGGCGAGTTTTATCGACCTCAATCAGGCCTGGATCAAATACACCGACAGAATTGCCATATTGAACACTTTTACCGCGCGCTATGCAAGAGAGTGGTCGGGGTATGGCGACACGGTTTCGTACTCGGCGGAAGAAACCGCCGACCGCGCGGTGGTCGGACCGATCACTGACTCTGGGAGCGTCACGAAATACGGAACCCTGGAAAGCGACGCGCTTTCGTTGCCGTATATCACGACCAGCGGACACGCGACGGCGGTCGCCACCTGGCGGAAAGACGAACTGGCGAACCCGCGCCTGATTGTCGAGTTTTCCGGGGGGTATTACCTGACCGACATTGAAAGGGGCGATGTGATCGAATTCGCCGAGGCCCTGACCGTGCCGGGGGCCGACGCAAGTACATACCTTGCGGATCTTTTCGCGGGCCTTGTGACAATGGAAAGCGATCAGTTTCGCGTATTGGACGTATCGCGCACAAAGGGCGGAATATATATTCAAGCGATAGCGATTTGAGGATCACAAACTGAAGGAACAGGCGGTCGACGACTACCCGCCGGTGTCTCCGGCAAAGTGAGGGCCGGCCATTTAAACCCGCAAACACCAGAGGATGAGATAGTTTGGAAATATTAGTCAAAACATTGACACGACATCGAGACACAAAAGACCCTTTGTATATGAAGGATGTCACAGCTTTTGATGTATTGCCTATCATGCCTGATGGCTATTATACAAAGAATAGGCACGGTGGCGCAAAAAAGATGGGTGTTGTCTTGAAGGTCGCTGGTGATGTTCCCAAGGGTCTTGTAAAGCATAACATATGGGAAGAAAAACAGGAATATGACTATCAAAAACTTGAGACCGTGACAAAATATCCCTTGGTTGCAAGGGCTAGCCACATTGTCGATCTTACCAAGTTGCTTTCTGACGCACAGATAAAAGACTGTTTTAACCACGACCTGCTGGTCGATCCCATTACAGTCAATAAAAGTTATTTGGACCTGTTAATACCAAGGGATCAGAGAACAACACTGCATCCTTATGACAAGTCTGGCTCTTTTGCTTCTGGCAATGTTGATGTGGGGCCGAATGGTCATTCTGACGCAAACACTTTCTTCGAGTTCGAGAGCAATATTGCAGATCCCTTGACCGGCAATCTTACAGGGAACACAGACGAGGGTAGCTGGAGTGAAACTGATGATATTTATATTATCGGGACAACCACGGCAAGCGACAAGGTTTTGACCTTTTCAGCCAGCGGTGACGGCAGGCATGGCGGGAAATGGGACAGTGGTGCTCATTATTTTGACTTAACGAACGAGGGTTTTCCGATACGAACAGATGAGGACTATATCAACTTTGACGGTCTGCAATTCAAGATGACTTCAACCACAACCAACAGTCGGGGTCTTTATGTTGGTGCTGCATCCGAGTTTAACGCATCTAATCTTGTGTTGTGGGGTGTGAATACGGGAGCTGCATGGAATCGTGGGGCAATGGTCTACGCGCCCGGAGCGTGGTCGAATATTGTGCTGTTTGGAACGCACCAGTACGCAATGTATATTGGTGGTAGTATAGACATTGTGAACTGCGGTTTTTACGGTGACGGGGTCGGTACTGGCTTGTTTGGCGCTTCCGGTACGATCAATGCTTACAACTCGGTAGTTATCAACTGGGGTACAGGCGTAGATTTCAACGGCACGTTCAACACAATAGATTACTGCGCCCATGACGATGCTGAGGCTGGCGAAACTAACAGGGTCAGCATTGTGGGCCAGACCGCAAGCAATTATGCGGCACTGGTGACGGATGGGCCTAATGGTGATTTTACTCCAACAAACACGAGTTCCGCTTTATATAACGCTGGGGATGACGATCCCTTGGGTGATGGAACAGGATCGCCGGATGCAGCTGGTAATTCAAGAAGCACCTGGGACGTGGGGCCGATTGAATATCAAGCCCCGGCGGGCGGAAACGCCCCGACTGGAACCATTTACGGTCCACTGGCAGGGCCATTAGGAGGGCCAATATAGATGATACGCGACTTAGGGGTAGTGACACCGGGATCAACGATAGTTGTTCCTTTTCATACGTTTTCATCCGATGATCCCAGCGCGTCGATGACGATCACCGGGCTGGCGGTGACGGACATCGAGATATATAAAAACGGCGGTACGACTCAGAGATCAAGCGATAGTGGCTATACCCTGCTTGATACTGATGGAATAGATTTTGATGGAACAACAGGCATTCACGGGGCTTCCATCGATCTGTCTGACAACTCCGATGCGGGGTTTTATGTCTCAGGTGCGCAGTACACGGTCGTAATTGCCAGCATAACCCTTGATACTGCGACAATCAACTTCATTCCCGTTACATTCAGGATCGGGTATCCGACCGCTATCCTCAACACCACGATTGCGACGCTGGCTTCTCAAACCAGCTTTACTTTAACGGCGGGACCCGCGGAGGACGATGCCTTAAACAATATGTGGATAATCATTCACGATATAGCGAGTGCCGTACAGATGGGGTATGCCGTGATCAGCGACTATACCGGAGCGACAAAGACGGTGACTTTGGCGGCCGGCACAACATTTACGGCGGCGCAGGGTGACAACATTGCGATCATGGGGCCGATGCCGCTACAGCCTACGGTGGCAGGTCGGACAGCCGATGTTCAGTCTACTGGCGAGATGGATTCCAACCTGACGATGATGGGCGGGGAGGCACAGTCGGCAACCGACTTGAAGGATTTCGCTGACGCCGGCTATGACCCGGCGACCAACAAGGTCGAGGGGGTCAAGACCGTTGATACGACAACGGAAAATACCGACATGAGGGGAACCGATGGCGCGAATACGACCACGCCTCCCACGGTGGCCGAGATCCAGGCGGAGCTGGAGGAGGACGGGGCGAGTCTGCTCGATACCATCAGGGACATCGTCTCGAGCGGGACCTATGGGAATTCGGCCCTGAAAACCCTGATCGATGCCGTTCCGACCGCTTCCGAGATCCAGGCCGAAATGGAGGAAAACGGGGCAAGCGTATTGGATACAATCAGGGATGCTGTTGAAAACGGAACATATGGATTGAGTGCGCTTCAAACCTTGATCGATGCGCTTCCCACAGCTGCTCAGATCCAGACCGAATTGGAAGAGAATGGATCGAGTGTCCTTGATTCCGTTCGTGACTATCTTGAGAATGTCACTTATGGATTATCTGCCCTAAAAACTTTAATTGATGCTATTCCCACCGCTTCCGAGATCCAGGCGGAGCTGGAGGAGGACGGGGCGAGCCTGCTCGACACCATCAGGGATATCGTCTCGAGCGGGACCTATGGGAACTCGGCCCTGAAAACCCTGATCGACGCTATACCAACCGCCGCGCAGAACCGGGCGGAAATGGATTCAAACAGCACACAGCTGGCGGCCATCCTGTCGAAGATGCTTAAATACTTTCAGTTAGCGTTACGGTCTGACTCTGCCATTGAAACGGACAATGCAACGGAACTGACGGCGATCAACGCGGACGGCGGATCCGGCGCCGGCGATTTCAGCGCCCAGACCGATTCGGGAGAGGCCCTGCAGGCCTTGATTGCCGCGCTGAACAATATCTCGATAGCGGATATTTTCACGGGCACGGAGGTCGACAATGACGGCACCTCGATCAACCTTACCGGAGCCATAAAACTGCTGTTGAGCGTGCTGACGGGTGAAAGTTTCGGCGGAGGCACTGATACCGTCGGTTTCAGGGACCTCCAGGACACCAAAAACCGGATATCGGCGACGGTTGACACGGATGGCAACAGGACGGCCGTCGGGACCAGGGACGCAACATAATGCTGACAGCGGGGTACTTTCAGTCAAGGTACTGGCCGGAGGACTACTGGCAGGACCGTTACTGGCCCGATTACGGGGAAGGGTCCCTGCCCGAGGACCCGGGCGCCAACACGCTTTTGATCAGCCTGCGGAACGCCGTACACGACGATTCGGACACCCAGACCTGGTGCACGGCGAATTATTCACGGAACCACAAGGTGTACGTCGGGCTCGACACCCGCGAACCCCCGGCCGAAGACCAGTACCCGCTGGTGTATATCTACCCGGTGGTCGAGCGCGCCGGCTACGATCTGGACAGCCAGGACCTGGTCATCGGCGCAACCTGCGGGATCGTCGACGACGACACGAGAACGGTGGCGGGGAAGACCAACGCCGTCGAGCTGGCCGGGGTCCAGAACATAGAGACCTTCCGGAAATACGTCGAAACGGCCATCGTGGGCGCGGAACTGGGCGACCTGATGATCAGCACGGTGGAAATCGCCTACGAAACCATCGATTTCTTTCCGTTCTTCATCGCCACGATGGAGTTCACCTTCACGGACGATTACGCCCAGGGGGACGACCCCTTCGCGTACGACGATTAGGCGGCTTTATGATCGGGGTAAAGGATAAAAGCGTTTTAAGGGAATTGACCGAGGTCCCGTCACATCCGATATTGCTGGACGTGATCGACTTTATCCTGGAACGGTATCCGGACATCACCTTCACCTCGGGGTACCGTGCCGGGGATCCCGGCGTTCACGGAACGATCCCCTGCAGGGGCCGGGACATCCGGTCCGCGGGGATCCCGGACCCGGAAAACGTCGCCGCCTGGATCAACATGCACTGGCGATACGATCCGGCCAGGCCGACCAGGCTGGTGGCCGTCTATCACCGTGTAAAAAAACCGGACGGGTCCTGGGGAGGCCGGCATTTTCACATCCAGGTCCATCCGAATACCATTCATACAGGCATTGCTGTAGGGAGGATTTGACATGCCGAGATGGCTCTCAAAAGACGACATCCTGGGCCTGCCCGAAGACGTTTTTCCCCTGGCGGTTCTTTCCTTCAATTACCGTTCCTTTATTTCTACCGGCATCAACATCCGGAAAAACAGCCATTACAACCATTTCATGTGGGCCCACAAACCCGGCCTGGTGGCTTCCCAGGGAATCTTCTTCCGGGAAGAGAAAATAACCGCCTACCTGGACCACCACAGGCTGAAATTCTGGCACAATCCCCACTGGACCACAAGTGACAAGGGGATTTTAAAAGAAGCCATTCAGCGCGATCTGGACAAGCCGAAGTACAAAACCCGGTACGATTTCATCGCCATCCTCGGCCAGCTCCTGGGAAAGACCGGCATCCAGGTTCCCTGGACCCGGATCTGTTCCGATTACGCCGACTACCTGAAAAAGCTGGATTCAAATTACGATCTGCAACATCCGGCCCCGAACGACGTGAACAACTGGTTTGCCACCCGGCCGGATTATGCCGTGTATGGCAGGTATGTGAAGGACTGACGGGTCAAACTCAAGACGTGGTTGTTTCCGGGGACGCTTTCAGTTTTTTACGGGCCTGCACTTTCTCCCAGCACCCGGGACAAAGGGTGACGTTCAGGTGTACTTTCTTGTCAGCCGAAGGAAATTCATTCTTGCACTTATAACATTCCGCCATCCGGATTTTCTTTTTGACAGGTTCCGGCCCGACAGTATCCACGGATTTACCATTCTCAGAGTCAAGGTTCCGCTGCAAAAGATCGATGACCACCGCCAGCCTTTTGTTCCCCAGGATCATTTCATTTCTAATTCGGTAGATAAAAAAGGGAATAAACAGGGTCAATATGCCCAGAATGACACAGAAGACGGTAAATATTATGCCGAGGACCCCAAAGGTTCCCGCTAACTGTTCCATATGAGAATCAGCCCCCTTTAGAATTGAAAAGCAGGATGACTATATTTTCATAAAATGAGGAAGTTCATTCATACCACTTTTAAAGAAGATGATCAAATGCCCCTGGTAATACAATACCAAAAAAGCAAAACGCCGATTTTGAAAAATCGGCGTAAGTGCTTGAAATTATTTGGTCGGGAAGAGAGGATTTGAACCTCCGACCCCAGCGTCCCGAAGGCAAAAGGCGATTTTAGTTGCTTGTTTTTATTAACTATAATACCGATAATACTTGGTAATACATTTTGTGTTATCAGTGGCCTTTTCGGTTTGAATTACGTCATGTTTTATCGAGGGTCAAGGCTATCAGCATACTTGTCATTTGTCTAGGTTTCTGTTCAAGCCGGGCAGTTTTCCGATGGTTTTTTCGGATAATTCTTTTGAAATATGCTGGTAATGTTTCATGGTTGTTTCGGTCCTGGAATGCCCTATCATCTGGCTTAGGGTTTTGAGGTCTCCACCGTCTTCCAGGATTGCGGTGGCGAAGGTATGCCGGAAAGCATAGGGCGGAAGCCGGCGTTTGATCCCCGCGGCCGTTTTGGCGCGATTAAAGGCTTTTATGATCCTTTTTACGGGTTGTCCCCGATAATGAACGATGTATTCCGGTACGCTTTCGGCTTTAAACTCATTTTTCCAGGCGATATCTTCTTCGTACCACTGGCAAAGGCATTCCCAGAACTCTTCGTGGATCGGAACGACCCGGATCCTGGGACCCCTTTTTTTGGCCGATGTGATCGTGACCGTCTTCCGGTCCCAGTCAATGCTGCTCCATTGCAGATAGGTCAGTTCGGCCATACCGGGGCGAAGGCCGCTGTAATAGGATGTTAAAATCGCCCTTTGCACATGGCCGGCAGCCTTATCCAGAATTTTATTGATTTCCTCTTCGGTGGCCGGGTAGATGATCGCGTCGTCGCGTTCAGGCAATTTGTATCCGGCCATCGGGTTTACCAGGATATGCTGACGTTCCGGGGCGGCCGCCCAGTTTAGAATCGCCCTTATGTCTGATAATTCCCTGTGGATCGTGGTCCGTTTTTTGCCGGCGTTCAAGCGTTTTTTCACAAAACGATCGATCCTGGCCGGGTTCATGCTGTTGGCTTTTACCGTGTCGAATTCCGGCAGGTATACCCCGTTGATCTTGTATTTCAGGTTGTCCTGTGTCGATTTTTCAGTCCGGGCCAGTTTTGCCAGGCAATAGGCATCCACCAGTTCGCCAAACGTAGGGGATTTCGTTTCCACCGGTCTTTTGGTATATTCCCGGATCCCCAGGGACTTCTCATATTCCACCGCGGCCCTTTCTCCCTCAATGCCGCGGCCGAAATATTTCCTTGAATATCCGCTTTTTTTGGTCTTATCCCGCCACTGAACGATCCAGCGGCCGTCTTTTAGTTGGTAAAGCATTTATGTCCCCTGCATCACCAGTTCCACTTCATCCAGTTTGTAGTCTTCCGGAAGCAGGGGCAGGCCTCCGAAGATGCCTTTGTCGAACCATTCCTTGATTTTGTCGTGGCATTCCCGGTCCACGGCGTAGAGGGCCACCTTGTAGGGTCCTAGGGGGCCGCCTTCGTGGATGTTCAGGTCGAACATGGTGTTCGGTTTGTCGCAGGCCCTTTTAGGCCAGCAGCGGCCCAGCTCTTCCACGGTGACCACGATCCAGACATGGGGCCTTTCCCTGGTGATGTTTTTTGTGTAGCCGGCGATCCGGATGTCCCTGGCCGTGCGGGTTCTTTCCACGGGAAAGGTGATTTTACCCCTGGGTTTTGTGGCGAATGAATATGAAGCAAAGGCCGCCACGGAAACAAGCACCAGGGCCAGCATGAGTCCAAGTACCTGAAACGGCCTTTTGTGATAGAAGGGTGCGGGAGGTAGTCGCTTTTTATATTTCAGCAGGGACTCTACAATTTCATCCTCGAAGTCATCTGTCAAAACAACCCCTCTTTCTCAATCCAATAATGGTACGACAACGACTTTTTTTTCGGTTTTTGTTTCTGTTATCACATTTGTGGGTGTGTATTCAAAGCGCAATGGCATCGCCATGGGGTATGAAAAGGGCAAGGATGTAGTAACATCAATGACACGAACGGTCTCCAAATTTAGAGGCTCTGTGGTCGTATTGCAAACACAGCTCTCAGGCCAATCAGGGAAAGATTTAGAAGCAACTATCTGTCTGGTCTCACCGGAAAACCCGTCTGATTCCCTCATATAGATTTTATCATCAGGGCACCAACTCAGTATTCTGTAACGTAAATGATCGCTGCCGGCGGCTTTGGCATAGGGCTGTCCGGTGCAGTCTGGGGTTGTATAATAAAAAGTTACTCCATCTGTCATTAAGTACTCATTAGAAGCTGAAAGCCAGATAATTTTTTTTACGCTGGGCACGAAAACATTTATTGATGGCGTAACGCCTTTATACTCTGAAGTTGAGCCAATTAAAACACCAACGAAATCATCGTTCGCGTCATACACCCTGATCTCGGCAGATTGAACCGACACGGAAAGTGTCAGCAGCACCAGACAAATTATAACTGATTTTTTCATTTCTCAATATGGTGTTAATCGGGAATGCGCATATTTATGTGAACAACCGTATGGA